TACCTTTGGAAACACGGAGAATAGCAATGAAACGATTAATTAGAATGGAAACCAATACCACAACACTGTGGTACAAAACTGAAATTACACTAACCGATGAGCAAGAAAAGCGTCTTGATGATGAGTTCGACGGAGATGTTGATTCATTTCTTGATGACACAGAATCCATTGACGAAGATTTACGTTACGAAGGTGAGTTAGTACGAGAAAAGGATTGTGGCACTGATGTAGAGTGGCGACTTGAAGATGATGACTAATCGTAAGTTATCCAAAGCAGAGAAAAAAGCAATTATAGATAAACATTCTAGTGCTCCTGCAAGTGAAGTTTTTACAGATGATGAATGGGCAAGATTGATGTTCGCCACACATTCCGAAATTAAAGATGTAATGCAGGATATTGCAGATGACATATCAAATGTTATCGATGATTATAAAACAACAAGCCCCAAAACATAATAGCATATCTTATATGTTAACCCGAAATCATTGTTTAGGTTAACCACACCAAAAATTATTCACATATATAAATTTTCTATGATTATAATGCATTTGTTGATTGAGAAATAACATAAAAAATATGTTATTTCCGATTTCAACATAAGTTAAAAATTATATAACATAGGAGAATAAAACGATGAAAAATTCATTGAAGAAAGAAGTTAAAAAGAACGAAAAATTAGTAAACCGTTTGAATGGATACATGTTTAAAATTAACAAAGTTTTAACTGAAATTGCACCATCATCAGCACGACGCAAATCATCTTTAACACAATCTGAAAGAGTACTTAAAGTAATCAATTCAGCAGGCAAAAAAGGTGTAACTTCGGATGAGGTGTTGAAATCGTTGCCTGGCGTTCCATACGGTAGCATTACCTCTAAATATAGCAGTCTTAAGAAGTCTGGTCATATTAAAGTTGATGGCAGAACTCGTGGTGGTACTTCTGGAAAACAACAGCATATCATGTGGTCTGAAGAAAATTACGCGATTTCATAAGTTATATGTTAAAACGGTTAACCCATTACCTTAAAATGGGTATTTTATTATAATTCAATTTTTTAATTAATATGAGGAGACATAAATGTCAGAAGAAACATTTACAGTCATTGGTACAGCACAAAGTCCAAGCGGAATGTATAAAGTAAGATGGACAAACGATTTAATATCACATTACAAAAGAATTTATAGACAAGGATGCAGAGATATCAATTTTTATGAAACTCCTACACCAATGACTAAACTAGAAGCACTAGAATGGATGATTGGCAATAAAGAATTAACAGGCGAAGCAATGGAAGTTGCATTCATCAAGAAAATGGAAAAGTTACGCAGTCTTAGAAAACAAAAAGTAGCAGCATAACTTTTCCATATAAATAACACGTACAATTCAATAACAAGGAATACAAAAATGACAAATCATGAAATTATCGTAGAGCAGTTCGAAGTTTACTTAGCAGAGCATGCAAAATTAACAGAGAAAGGCGTTAAAGCATCAGCAGCAAGAGCACGCAAAGCAATTCAAGAAATTACCAAAGCAGGCAAAGAACGTCGCAAGGAAATCATGGATGAGAAAGCCGCAATTCGTACTTGAATGGCAAAAGCCGATGATATAGAAGTTAATGGTAAGGTTATAGCAGTCTTACCAGGTAACAAATTTACCGTTCAATTAGATAACGTATCCCGTACTATATTATGTCATTTATCTGGGCGAATGCGCAAAAATAGAATCAAAGTTATCCTCGGTGATGATATAGAAGCAACAATGAGCCCATACGACCTTACTCTAGGTCGAATTACACGTCGTAATTAAATTCCAACCACTAAATTAATATATAAATACACGTATTGCTTTTTGTGATTTAAACATCATTCAAAAGTATAAATACAATAAATTATAACTTAATATAGCAAGGACATAAAAAAATGGCTCAACAAACAATTAATATCGGTGCTACAGCAAACGATGGCACAGGCGACCAATTAAGAACAGCATTTGATAAAGTTAATGATAACTTTGTTGAAGTTTATACAGAATTAGGTGGTTCAAGTTTAAGTAACATTAGTTTCAGTGGCACTACTATTGCTACTGACACAGTAAATGGTGATTTAACCATTGACCCGAATGGCACAGGTACAATCATTCTAACTGGTGCAGTAACAGCAAGTTCTACTTTAGCAGTAACTGGTGCAGTAACAGCAAGTTCTACTTTAGCAGTAACTGGTGCAGTAACTGCAAGTTCTACTTTAGATGTTACTGGACTTGCATCACTAGACGGTGGTATTGACGTTGATGCAGCGTTTACAGTTTCGGATACAACAGGTAATACAAGCACAAGTGGTACATTAAATGTAGTAGGTGCATCAACAATGGGTATTATTAATGCATCTGGTCTAGCAAGTTTAGACGCAGGTATTGACGTTGATGCAGTGTTTACAGTTGCAGACACAACAGGTAATGTTGTTACAACAGGTACTTTAGATGTTACCGGTATTGCTACAATGGGTATTATTAATGCATCAGGTCTCGCTTCATTAGATGCGGGTATTGATGTTGATAGTGCATTTACAGTTGCAGACACAACAGGTAATGTTGTTACAACAGGTACTTTAGCAGTAACTGGTGCAGTAACTGCAAGTTCTACTTTAGATGTTACTGGACTTGCATCACTAGACGGTGGTATAGATACTGATGGTGCATTTACAGTTTCGGATACAACAGGTAATGTAAATACAAGTGGAACGTTAAATGTTACCGGTATTGCTACATTAGGTAGTGCATTGACATTTGCAAATATGACAACAGTACAACGTGATGCATTATCTGCAGTAACAGGTATGGTTGTATTTAATACAACTGATACCAAACTACAAATTTGTACTGATGGTGCTGTACCAACTTGGGTTAACTTACATTAATATTTAACTAATGGGGGGATTCAATGGCACAGCCAACTTGGGTCACTGGTTCTGGTAGTTTAGGAACCATACCAGAAGGAAAATTCTATAGAGCCTCGATTGAGGCATTTGACCCTGATTTTCCTTCTGACCTCACCAAGGTTAAATATACAAAGTTATCGGGTACCTTGCCTCGTGGCATTCAAATTCATAGTAATGGCACTGTAGAAGGTACACCAATTGCATCGGTGCAAGGTATTCCGTTGCCAGTTACGAGTAATGTAACATCTACATTCGCTGTACGTGTATACACTGAAAAAATAGTAAATGGTATTATCATACCAAATAATATTTCTGATAGAACATTCACGCTCACTATAACAGGACAAGATGCCCCTGAATTCATAACCAATGCCGGTAGTTTAGGTGATTTCTTTGATGGTCAATTAGTTGACACAAAAATTGAATTTACTGACCCTGACCCAGGAGATACAGTAACAGTCAGTTTAATTAATGGTGAATTACCACCAGGAGTTACACTTAGTGAAAAGGGTGCAATTTATGGATTTATTAGTCCGTCTGCCAATTACAATAGTGCAACCACAGGTTGGGGGAATGAAGCATGGGACGCATACCCAATGCAATTCAACACGGGAACAGTTAGTAAAACCTACGAATTCACATTAAAAATCACAGATGGCACTAATTACAATATGCGAACGTTTGGTATTTTTGTAGGAATCATAACAGTAGATGCAACGAAATATACCGTTGATTCTGGAATCATTACTACTGACATCGTAACACAATCTCCATTTATATTAGATTATGTATATGATTTAGGGGTATTCAAACACGATAATTTCTTTATACATCAATTCAAGGGCATCGACTACAACGGTGATAAGTTGAATTATACTAAAGGAACTTCAGGTACGGCAGACAGTAGTATTATATCCGCCGATTCTGAAACGTCGGTAAAATTGGACTATGTCGCCATGTTACCAAGTGGTCTAACTCTTGATGTTGATACTGGTGTTATGTATGGTACATTATCTAATATTGGATTAACAGAACAAGACCATACCTTTTCTATTTCAGTTTATAAGAAAGAAAATCCATTAATCACCAACACATTCTATTTCAAAATGAAAGTGATAGGAGATTTAAATATCGGAATCAAATGGGATACAAACAGCGAATTGGGTACCATTAATAACGGTGATGTTAGTACAATGAACATTAGTGCGATATCGAATTCAGGGGTACACCTACAATATAGATTAAAATCCGGTGGGGTGTATAATAAATTACCACAGGGGTTGTCATTACTTCCATCGGGGAATGTCGTGGGGAAGGTTGCTTATCAAACATTTAGTTTAATAGACCATAACATAACCTCAGATAGTATATCCACTTCCGACACAAACTTAATCAATGCGAGTATCAATGGTAATAATACAATAACATTTGATAAGAATATAACAACATTTGATAATAAATTTGTATTCACAGTCGAGGCATATAGTGCAAACAACCTAATATCAACGTTTAAAACATTTACTATAAATGTCCATAGAAAATACAATTTACCATCACATGAATTAGTAATTGATTCGTTGTTATCCTATGACAGTAGAGCACTGCTAGATGAGTTACTGCAAAACCAAGATATAATTAAACAAGAATTATTGTACAGACCTGATGATATGTATTTTGGAGTTTCTGACCGAATATCATATACCCATGCATATGGTTTGAGTCCCGAAATGATATCCACGTACACTAAATCACTTAAATTCAATCACTACAATAAACAACCCACAATCGGCAAGATTAAAACTGCGCAATCATTGAACGAAGATGGTAGTGTGCAATATGAAGTGGTATACTGTGATATTATCGATGATAATCATGGAATATCACAAACAATCAATACAACCGTGGGGGGTGTTTATCCAAATAGTTTTGATAACATGAGAAATCATGTGATAGATAAAGTTGGTCAAATCTCCACAAAGTTGCCATCTTGGATGCTATCAAAGCAAGATGATGCAACTATTTTGGGATTCACAACGGCATGGGTGATTGCATATACATTGCCAAGACAAGCAAAGTTAGTAGCATATAACATAGATAAACAATTCGGCTCACAATTGAATAAAATTGACTTTAGAGTTGATAGATACACATTAAAATCACAATTTGCGCAAAATTGGGACGCAGAAGACCAACGATGGTATCCAACAGATAGCACATCATTCGATGTTTACAATCATGGCATTTCATCTACGAGTACGGGCACGTCCACAGACACTTCGGGTGTAACGGTGGATTTATCTAACAGCAAAACAGTAGAAACCGTATTCGACAAAAGGTCATGTGGGTTTATTGATTTACGCAATAACAAGACGGATATTTCCACCAAAACAGCAGATACAATTAATATAAGCGTGGATAACGGGATTAAAAATACTATCACTACCCATGAAATTATCGAAAAGTTTGACAAGTATTTAATATTCCCTAACCGTGATATTATAAATACAAAATAAATAACATAATTAAAGGATTTCCAAAATGGCAAGTAACATTAATACAACTACAATAGACACCAAATATCCAATCGCAGGACAAGACAACGATAGTCAAGGTTTCAGAGATAATTTTTTTAATATCAATGCGAATTTTATTCAGGCCAAATCTGAAATAGAGGTAATGCAAAATAAAGTAGTATTTGTTGCAGAGTTTAAGACGCCATCAACTGCTGATGGAGCACCTGGTGATGTTAGAGGGATGACTGCATTTGACGCTTCATATATGTATGCATGTACTGCCGATTATGTTGGTGTAGGTACTGCCATATGGAAAAGAGTTGCTATTTCTACTTGGTAAGTAAAATAACCGTTTTTAATTGATGCGATAACATATTAAGTATATAATTAGGTTTTCGCAAATTATATAATATCAATGGAACATCCGTTCATCAGCACAACTGTCTTAACAGAACTGACATTAGACGAACTTCAAACCAAGATTTCAGAATTAATTGGAAAATTGAGTTTCGCATACCAAACCAACAACCAAACAATGATTAATCAAATCACGATGGTTCTTGATAGTTACAATTCCGCAAGGGCACAAAAGTTAAATGATATGTTCCCAAAGGACAAAGGTAACGACCACGGTGATAAGATTAGTATATCATGATTACGGACAAGTACGGACAACACGTTTACAATGAAGACGATGTGGTTGATATTATCATGCAAGGTATTGATATATACAAAACTGATATACTAATCAGTGATATTATTAAAAATAAAATTCCATCATTAATCCAATACAAAGACCCAAATTTAGATATAGTCACATTCGACAAAAAAAACCAACAAAAGTGGTTCATGCCGTTGGAATACATGGAGTTGGATATCGCATCGTACGTACTTGGGTTATGCGATGGGCAAGCAGAATTACAACGATGTGGCGAAGAATTAATAATGTACCAAGATAGGGAGTTATTCGACCTATTGAAATATATGAAATACTTAGTTGATGTTATGAAAAAAAATAACATAATTTGGGGGGTTGGACGTGGTTCTAGCGTATCAAGTTATGTCCTGTATAAATTAGAAGTACATAAAGTGGATAGCATGTTTTACAAATTAAACGCCAATGAATTTCTACGTTAAATACAAGTAATTGAACTAACCAATAAAAACAAATGACAAATAAAATATATAGAACAGCATTGGGCAAATCAGTAGACATGGGTGCATTGTTATTAAAAAATGAAGATGTACGTGCAGTGGGGAATATGGGTGTTAATGCAAGGGGAGATGTCATTGGCAAACCCAATATCAAAGACACCACAAACCCATCTAGTGTCAACGACCATTATAGAAAACAAATCCGTAATCAAATTATCGATGTCCCCGTGAAAAATCCAATTACACAGGAAAGTCCAACGTTGGATGAAGTGATAGAAGGATTGGATGACTCCGACACCCAATATAATACAGTAGCAGATAATGAACCCACAGTTACAGTTACAACAACAGAAACAGAAACAGAAACAAAATCAAAGAAGAAAACAGGTGGACTAGCATCAGCAATTGCTAAAGCAAGAGAAGTAGAACAGAAAAAAACAGAAACACCACGAGAAAAGTCACGTGGTAAAAAAGGAGTTAAAAAAATCTAATGGCATCAATTAATACATACAAAATCGATTCAATTAAAGCACTGCACGATAACATACTAGTAAAGGATATGCATTTTGGAGAGAGATTCACTTCCAATGGTATTATTCTTCCGGGTGACGATAAAACATCTACTGGCATTAGACCTAGGTGGGCGGAAGTATATGCAATCGGTGACAAACAAACTGATGTGTCTGTGGGGCAGTATGTACTGACATCACATGGTAGATGGACACGCGGTATTAAAATTGAAGTTGGTGATACTGACTTGACATTGCGCCGTGTAGATAACAATGATATTTTATTAGTAAGCGACGTAAAACAGATTGACGATACCCACACAGATGCAATTGTTGTAACATCCGACAGAGCGAGAATCCATGGGTCAATGCATAATTCACATAATGCGTGATAATGGAATGGATACTAGGGTAATAACAGAAAACCTAGATAGTATTTGTAATAATGCATGTTCATCATATGCTGATGGATACGTGGCATCCCAATATAAAAAAGAATTGGTGTTGTTAAAACATTATATATCTAAGTTAATCAACGAATGTCCCAATTTTGGCAAGTTAGAAGACGAATGGGAACAAGAAATTTTAATTAATATTCTTAAATATAGTGAATGATTGAAGTATTGATTCATGGTGATTGCTTGGACGAAATGAAGAAGATGGCAGATAATTCTGTTGATTTTGCGTTCACATCTCCTATAATAAAAAAGATGTTTTCAATCTTATTGGGAAATACAGCGATGCAATACAGGAAGTAATTATATGGGAGAAATCCAACCCAATGCCAGCATCAGGTGGTAGCATTACGAATTCGCATGAATATATAATTGTGTTTGGTGAAGCATCGTTAACATCCAACAGTACATATACCAAAAACACAATAACGACATCCGTAAACTCTAACATGCCAAAAAATCACAAAGCAGTAATGCATCGTGAGGTTTCTGATTGGGTAATTGAAAACTTCACAAATGAGAATGATACTGTGTTGGATTGTTTTATGGGCACTGCAACAACTGGAATGTCATGTAAATCGATGAACCGAGGGTTTATCGGTATAGAATTAAACGATGTTTATTATAAGGTATCATCTGATAATATGCGAGAGACAAAACAGTCAAATAAAATCAACATGTTTAAAGAATTATTCTTCTAACATAATATTAACTAAATAAAAATACAAAATTTCACACAAGGAGAAGAAGATGAATTTGCAGAAAATGACAAAGAAACAATTGGAAGCACATGGTAGAACTATCGGCATTGAGTTAGACCGCAGGAAATCCAAAAAGGATATGATTACCGAACTTAATAAAGTATCAAAGACTGCTAAAAAGAAAGCAGTAGCAAAGAAGAAAGCACCTACTAAAAAGAAAGCAGTAGCAAAGAAGAAAGCACCTACCAAGATTGTTGGTGAACCAACCCCCCCTACCAAAAAGAAATCTGCGTACGTAGCACCAAAACGCTCATTTTGGGGCAAAGTTAAAAAGTTTCTTAATCTATAATAAGTTATAATATAGTTTTTTAAAACAGATTATATTATGAAGCAATTATGGACTGAAAAATACAGACCGTCGACGTTAGATACCTACGTATTCAAAAATGACGCGCAGAAGCGACAAGCAGAAGGTTGGGTAGCAGATGGTATAATCCCACATCTATTGTTTAGTGGTGAACCCGGAACAGGAAAAACAACGTTAGCAAAAATACTAATCAAATCACTTAATGTTAATAACTTCGACGTTCTTTCTATAAACGGAAGTGCTGATAACGGGGTTGATATATTAAGAGAAAAAATTACAACGTTTGTTAGTACTATGCCATTCGGTGAATTTAAAATTGTCTTATTCGATGAAGCAGATTATATAACACACAGTGCACAAGCAATCTTGCGAAATTTAATGGAAACATATGCGTCTAGTGCTAGGTTTATTTTAACTTGTAACTATCCCAATAAAATCATACCTGCCCTACATAGCAGATGCCAAGGATTTCATATTGAGAATGTTGATAAGACCGAGTTCACGGCAAGAATTGCACAGATATTAATAGATGAGGATGTAACATTCGACATAGACACAGTAGATAGTTATGTAAAGGCAACATATCCAGATATGCGCAAATGTATCAACAACTGCCAAATGAATAGTAGCAATGGTGAATTGGTGTTACCAACTGACGATACTACTGAAATTACAAATTACAAATTCAAGGCTGTTGAATTGTTTAAACAAGGAAAAATCAAAGAAGCCAGAGTAGTATTATGTAATGTAAATACACAGGAAATTGGTGGTGTGTATAGATGGATGTACAATAATCTAGAATTATTCGGAACTACCGACGAGCAAAAAGATAAAGCGATTCTTGCAATTAGAGATGGATTGGTGAATCATAGTTTGGTTGCAGACCCAGAAATCAATCTTAGTGCGACACTCATCGATGTGTGCACTATAAATGACTAAAATTGACAATTTTTACTGTTCTAACAAATTCAAATACCTAAAGGTAGATATAGAAAAAGGCATGACGTTGAACTGTCATGCTAGTACCGCACAACCAATAAATTTTACAACCCTTCAGCATGATTCTGATGAGTTGTTTAATTCGGAATTTATGCATATGGAACGCCATATGATGTTAAATAACAAACGTACCGACACATGTCATGATAATTGTTGGTCATTGGAAGAACAGGGAATAGAAAGTGTGAGAATGCGCGACGGCGGTATGGCTAAGACGCATGAATCAACACAGCAAGCACCAGAAATATTAGAAATCATTGTCAATACACAGTGCAGTTTAAGTTGTATTTACTGTTGTAAGGAGTTCAGTAGTGCATGGCGCAATGATATTATCAAAGGTGGTACTTATCAGACGGATGACACAGACCGTTATACGTTATCCGTAACTGACTTACTACTTAATAAAACCCCAAAAAAATATAAAACAGCACGCCAAGATGCTATTATAGATAGTATCACACAATATATAAAATCCCCTACATTAAAGCGATTACAAATAACTGGCGGAGAACCATTACTAGATAAGAATTTTTATAAATTCTTCACAGACGTTTCCAATAATGTCCAAGTAGAAATACATACAGGTTTGGGAATTTCAATCAATATGTTGGAACGTATTTTAAATAAATTGGATACAAGTTTGGATATTAAGTTCATTGTTTCTGCAGAAACAATGGATAAGTTCTATGAGTTTGTAAGATATGGTTCAAAATGGGAAGAATTTGTTGAAAAAATTAATTTAATCAAGCATCATGGATTTGATATAACATTACATTCCACCTTGAGTAATATTTCTGTTATTGACTTCTCAAATTTCCTAACTTTCTTCAATGAGTACGATATAACACATTGTTTTTTGGCAGTTCCAAATTATTTAGCAGTAAATGTATTAGATACACAAACCAAAGATGTAATCAATGATTCATTATGTGGGACAAAATGGCAAAATATAATTGATGCAATTGCAGTAGAACCCACTGAATATCAACGGGAACAATGTAGTAGATATATTCCCGAATTTGCGAACAGACGAGATATGGATTTAGATTTGTTGCCAAAAAGTTTTAAGTCTTGGTTGCAATTAAATTAGTATAAATAGATGCATGAAAAAGAACTTTTTAGACAGTGATGTCGATTATTGGAATATATCAAAAACAATCAAAGACTTATATCTAAGTGATGCGAGTGTAAACTCATTGCTTGATTTTGAACGTGTACTAGATGAAATTGATATTTACGCATTCCAAAATTGGGACTTAGGTGAATTAGTACAAGGTCCAGAAATTGGACGTTATACAGTAACGTGTACATTCATGTGGTTAGCAGATAATATGCCTGACCCACGTGGTGCTAAGCGTTTACTACCATTCGATTGTGTGGTCAAGTACAAGAAATCAACAATGAAAATCCCTATTAAAGTTATGACATCTGATGACTTTCGTGAAGGTACAAAGAAACCAAAGATTATTGAGAAAGATATTTGGTTAGTTGAAATCACAATGCCTAAAGACTTAATCGCAGATATCCACGCAGGTAGCACAGAACTAGAGGGTCAAGACGTTGATTTAGAGGATTTGAACTTAGCGTACGAGCAAGATTTGAATAAAGAAGGAACAGTACAGGAAGCATAACATGAACTTACACGAAGGATTAAATCACAAAGATATGGTTGGGTTGATTAAACCTACCGTACACATCGATGAGTTCGTTAGTAAGATGGGCAATGACGACGATATTGCTACAGTTAGTTTTTATACTAAAAACAGCAAAGTAGCAGATGATTTAGTTGAATGGTTTGAGAAAGGTTATGACTTTGTGCTAGATGCAGACCGTAGTCCTGGTGAAATTAAACCAAACCGTTACTTAGTGTACGTTGAAGTTAAACGTAGAAGTTCACTACCTAAACAAATCGAAGAGTTAGTTAAGGATTTAGCATCATTAACTGAGTACGAAGCATCGGATTGGACTGTTAAGTACGACGATAGTGAAATGGATTTCGATGTTGATTACTTAGAATCACGTTTACTACTTAGTCCTAGAGAATACAGAATCAACAAAGAAGCAGACCTCAACACAATGCGTGAATCAGCGGGTCTCAAAACAAACTCTGTTTACGATAATAAAGATAAAGACATTATCTTAATCCAACAACAAGCAAATATTATTTAGTACACAACCACCACACTAAATATCCATATGAATAAATTAATTGCCTTTGGCGACAGTTTCACGTGGGGGTCAGACTTGGATGATGCGTTGGATGGTGCACTTTTCGATGATGATGATTACGACACATACAAAAAGCATCACCATACTAATGGTCGGAAAATTGGGCAATTTTCCGAAATTGACCACAATCACAAGATAACATCATGGCAAGCATGTTACAGTAGGAAAACATGGACTGCATTACTAGCCAAGAAACTAAATTTAGAGTACGTATGTTATGCAGAACCAGGTTGCAGTAACCAATCAATTACCAGACAATTCTTTCAATATCTTCCATACATTTCAAAAGATGACATAGTAGTCATAAATTGGACATGGATAGACCGTTGGGAAGTGTTCAATGGGCATGATGAAACATCTAAGCAATGGGTAGTATTGCGACCATCTGGTTCTGATGATAAAAAATTAAATGATTTCTATTTTAAATATCTACAAAGTGAGATTTGGAATAAACTCGAAACACTAAAAATGATTTTATTGCTAATCAATACATTAAAAGTAAAACAAATTAAGTTCTTAATGACAAGTGTGGATAAATTAGTCGTAGATGAGAAATTTCATTCACCGAGTTACATTACTGCATTACGAGAAGAAGTGACAAATGATATTACTTGGTTTAATGGTGATGGATTTTTAGATTGGAGTAAAAAGAATAATTTCCCAATTGACGATGTTGGAAAACATCCCTTGGATAAAGCGCACGTGCACGCATGTGAATACATTATGGAGAATCATGACTTTACCTGATAGAATATTTTTTACTGGGGTACCAGGAAGCAAATGGTCTGGTATATCACAGGTACTTGAATCACACGAAGCGTTTAATACAAGTGACAGAACACCTGATAGAGAGTATAGTCATGGACAATTTTCAGGTCATAAAGGTGCGTACTTTGGAATGGGTATGGAATTATACCCAGACCCAATGAAGATAGACGAAGCGTGGAATGGTGGAGAAGGCATAAAGATAGCAAAAAGTCATGATTGGGCATATATGTTAGATGTGATTAAACCAGGATTCATTAATGATTGGATTATGTTGGTTTATAGACCAAATGAAGTTAGTAATTTGTGGTGGCGCCAAGCAGGCGGGTTTGATATTACGTACCCTAATTACAGTCATTATAAAGACAACATTAACATGTATAAATCAATCCAAGAGCAAAACAATAACATATTACAATTTGCATATAGAAATAATGCATCATGGAATTACTTTACATCAAAATGGGTTAAAAATACATTTGGGTTAGATATAAATGTAAATAATGATTACGATGACATTTTAGTAAGTATAATAAAATAATGAATACAAAAATATTTAATAAACTTAACCAAATGGTTAAGGATAGTCCGCAATTATTATTAAACACAAATGCGTTGCAACAAGCAATAAGCGGGGAATTTTGCGTAGACATAAACCCATTAAATGACATCGCGGAACTTACTAACTTAATAGACGAAGCGGTGATGAAAAATTACTTTTCCAAGGTGTGGCAACCAGAAACTAAAAAGTACAAGTACAGTGGGCTTAGCATCATCGACGAGGTCAACTCATTAAACCCAGACAATGTTTTGGATATTGGTTGTGGGTATAACGAGTTTAAAGGAAAAATTCAAAACTTGACTGGCATTGACCCATACAATAAACGCGCAGATGTAATGGTGCATACGCTAGAATATGAAACATTCAC